TCATTCGTTGTCCAGATTTACAGACGCATAACGGCATGCACCATCACGCCAGGCCCCGCACTCTTCCCCTGTGCATGGCAGCGGGATAAAGTCTACCCGCATCTCATAGGCGTAGCTGCTGATATTTCCACTTTCGTCCAGCTCATTTTTCTGCTTGTAGCGCTGCACTTCGCGCGCCCGGTTATATGGGCACATTTTCGGCATAATGCCCTCTCCTTTCCCGAAAAATGGGCATGAAAAAACCACCGCCCGTGAGGTGGTGGTTTAGTCTCAGCGCTTCCCTATGAGGGAGCGGCCTTAGCTCTTGATAATGAATTGGTTAAGCTCACGAAGTGTCATATCCAGAGGCTCAATGCCTTTTTCCTTACAGAACTTCGCAATAGCTCTCAAATCATAGTGAATGTCACTGGGATGTGGATCCACATATCCACCTGCTTTCTCAGCAGCTTCCTCTAAAGCATCCCAATCCTTGCGTTCCTGCTCAGTCATGCCGTTCAAACCTCCTCCAGCGAATATTTTTCGATTAATTTAAAAGCGCTCTCCTCGTCCACATACATACGGTATTGATGCGGGCGTCCAAGCAAACGGGCGTTCAGAAGATTTTCATAATGGTGAACTAATTCAATGTTTTTGGCGTCGAGAAAGAAAAAGCAAGAATGCCCCAAATCGTACGACCGCCTCGCTGCAATCGCGAATAGATGACCGCCAACACCGGCATATTTTTTATTATGCCCAAGATTCTGCGGCGAGCTTTCCGCGAGATTGACGTAAACCGCGCTATCGTGTGGCATGTCGCTGATTGCAATCAAGCCCTGAATTTCCTCGTCTCCAGCCAGCGTTAATTTGTAAATTTCGCACCCATTCAAATCCGACGCTGTCCAGTCGAATTTCCAGCCTTTCAGCCCCGCTAAATCATCGGCAGATGCCAACGAATAAGCAGTTTCCAGAATTTCACCTGTCCGCGCATCCTCAAGGCATGGCGTAAACTTATCAATTTCTATGTCCACACCATCACCCCGCGAATTTATTATACCATTTTTTGAAGCAGAAGTAAATGAACCTGTCCCATCATACCGCTCTCTCCAGTAATCCCGCCGCAGAACGTCCCCGTGTTCGTCCACGAACTCGCGCACATCCTTCTGCGCGGCCCGCACGGCCCGGCGGTATCCGGCCGCCTTTTCCGGCTCCAGCGTGCCTTCTGCCAGCCGCTTGTATTTGCGCACCCGGCGCTCCAGCTCCCGCTGCCTTGCCTCCAGCCTCGCCGTGCGTTCCACCGCGGCCCTATCCATTGGTTCGGGCCTCACGCTCACGCCCTCTACCCATGTTGTCAAATGGTGGCGGCAGTTGGGGTGGAACAGCCCGGCCCGCACCGCCACGCTCAGCAGCGGATAGCTGCGGCCGTTTCGGCTGTACCCATATGTGCCGCCGAAGTTCCTGCCGCCGCCACGGTATGGCTGCCACACGTCGTCGATGTATACGAGCCCCTGCCAGGGCAGGCATGTCTCACTGCATCCGCCGTACTGGCTCACCAGCACCGTGTCGATGTTCATGCGTTCGCGCAGCTGCGCCTCGCCCAACAGCATGGCCCGGGTGCTGTTCGTCCGCAGCGCCATTTCAGCATAGGACGCAATGTTCACCATCCGGCCGTTCTTGTACCGCACGCAGTTGATGCCCTGCGCCAGAAAATCCTTTGTTGCAAGGTCCGTGGCCTGCTGCACCGTCATGCCGCCCGCATCCAGCGCCGCAGCTGCACGCAGGATCGTTTTGCGGTACACATCGTCCATATACCGCAGCGCCGCGCGCTCCACCCTGGCCTCGCTGTGCGCGATCCCGTCGATCAGCGCATCCAGCTTGCGGGCATTGACGCCGAAAAAAGCACCGGCGCTGCCGTCCGCCTCCGCAAACTGCCGGCGCATCAACGCGCGTGTCTCCGCATCGATCTGGTCGGAATATTCAGCCATGATCGACTTGTTTTCACGCCGGAAACGCTGCAGGCTGTGCAGCTTCTCGGCCTGCCATGCGGGCCAGTCGAAACCCTCGTCCTTTTCCTCGGCTTTATGCCGCGCAAGGTTGCGTTTGAGAGATGCAATCAGCCGAAGCTCCAGGTCCTCAAACAGTGCGGCGATCTCCCGGGCCGTCATACGGCGTCATTGCCCGGAATATCCGTATCCTGCCCGGCCGGCAGGCTTTCCACGATACCGGGTTCAGGTGTATCCTCGATGCCGCGTTCGGTCAGGATGCGCTGCACCTCCGCTCGCTTCCAATCGTCGTCCTTGCTCGCCCCCCAAAGCTCGTCTACCTGCGCCTCCACGCTCATCACGCTGGCAGTGGCCGCACTGGCAATGGTCTGCACACGGCTGTCAAAGTCCGGTGCGCCGTATTCACCGAAGGTCACCTTCGGCTCATATGCACCCGCCTGGTTTGAGTGCATCAGGTCATACGTCATCAGCATGGAGCACACCACCTGCGGAAGCACCTTTTCCAGCGCATCCGTAATGGCATTTCGTGTCATGCCTGTAATATCTTTCTTTTCGCGCTGCGCCTCGGCGCTGCTCATTTTTCCGACGTCGATTCCAAGCGTGGCCGGGCTCACAATCCCTTGCAGACACATATTCAGCGTGGCGGCATAGCTTTCCACAAACGCATCATAACGGATCTCGGGCTGCACGGTGTCGATCTGTGCCGTGGCGTTTTCCTTGTTTGAACTTTGCACCTGTATAAAGTTTGTGCCGAAGCTGTCCACGCTGCGCAGCTTCCCGGTTTCCGGGTCGCGGGGGATCATGTCCTCGGGGATATAATTCTTCACGCGCCCATGCCTCACCGCGTCGATCCACTGGCTTATTACTTCGTCATGCGCGTCAAAGGCGTCGGTCTTGCCGTCAAACACGCTGCGCCCGCGCCCCGGGTACCGCTGGCTTTTGAACACACACAAGGGTACGGCCAAAGGAAAAGCGGCGTCATAATGCACCGGCTTGTAGGCGGAAAGCTCCGGCACACGCCCCAACGGCACAACCTTCTCGCCCTCCCAAAGTTCATAGCGGATGCTTCCGGGCTCGTAAATCTCCCGCAGCTCATATTCTGCCCCGCCCTCGTGATACAGGCTCTTGAATACCACACCCGTTATACGGCCGTGCCTCCGGATAAAGTCTACACGGTCTCCCGTCCAGAACTCAAGCAGCGGATACTCGCTCACATGCGGATCTATGCTGATCTTAAAAGCCCCGTCACCAATGGCCAGCACGCCGGATACTGCGTCGCCTATAATTTCTTCCCAGCCGCAATCCCTCGCGATGTCCGGCCATACACCGGCGCCGTCCGGACTTTCAAAGTCCACATCATTGAGGTCGCTTTTGACTAAGTATGCCAGCGTGTCCACCAATATGGCCGGGATGCCGCTGTGCGCCTTGCGCACGTCGCTCGTGGCCGGCGCGGCGGCCCAAAACCGGGCGCATCCAACCGCGTCCTGCCCCAAGGCCTTGAACAGCTGCTCGATTTCGCTCGCGTCCCCACGATACCACACACGGTTTCGCATACAGTTCACGTCAAAGCTCGCGGTCTCCCTTATCGTGATGTTCTGGCCTGTTGCCGGCTGGATCTGCAGCCAATGCCGTATCATGTCGCGCACCCTCTCTCCAATCTTCACGCTGTTCCTCCTATCCGGTCCTTGAACGGGAGCCACGCATACTGTCCGCTGTTGATGCAATGGTCGTTCCCGTCTTCCGGCTCGTATTTGTCCTCTTTCCAGCTGTACACGTTGAGCTCATCAATAAGCGGCCGGCACGCTTCGCGCACCAGCAGATAATATCCCTGCGCCATCCACCCGGCCTGCAGGTTGATGCGGTCGATGATCTTCGTCTTCTTCCAGGCGTCCAGATAATTGTACACACTGCCATGCAGCTGCTTGTACTTCCGGCACTCCAACAGAGTGGCCTGGTCTGCGCTGTCCACAAAAGCGTCGCGCGCAAATCCCCATCGGCTCCGGTTCGCCTCCAGGAATTGTTCAAACAGCGGCGGGATGTCGCTTGGCGTCAGCGGGCGGGACAAGTCGCGGTTGTTGTACACGCGCACGTCCAGCCCCACCAGGCGCCGGCATGTGGTAACGCCCCAGAAGGTAAACGCAAACGTGTCCGCCGAGTTCTGGCTGTAAGCCGTATCAAGCCCCGCTGTAAACAGCAGATACTTAAATTGCCGCGCCTGCTGCACCGTGATAAGGCTTTTGTCCTCTAAGTTGAACACCAGCCCTGTGGCCCGCCCGCGCAGGCCAAGAATCTTGTTTTTATACAGCTTTGTGCCGGGAGGGACCATGCTGATGATCTTCTCGACTTTATCTGTGGAAAGCCCGGCATTGTGCTCAAAAGAAAAGAACCAGTGCACCCATCCCTGCTTGGGTTCACGGTTCAAAAGCTCCAATATTTCACGCGGCGTGTCGTTCTCCCATTCCGGCATAGGCCGGCTGTGGTTGATGTATTCCTCGTACACGGGCAGGCCCGGGTCGTCCGGGTTCAATGTAGCCAGCAGATAGTCGCAGCGCATGGACGCCTCCCGCACAAAATCCATGTCCGCAATGTTTATTTCGTCAATATACAAACATCCGTACTGTCCGCCCAACGCCTTTTTCCAGCGCGCCTTGTCCGCGTAGCCAAGCACATAAATCTTCTTGTCCTCGTCCGTGGTATGGAGTATCAAATGCGCCATACGGTCGTCGCCGCGTCCGCTGGGCCAATACTCCACCAATCCGCCGAAGTCATCCAGGATGCCAAGTTCCTTTGTGATAATGTTCTTTTCGATGGTCCCCTGATCCAGGCCGCTCAAAACATGGATGCGCTTCTCGCTCTCCGCACACCGGAGAATAAATTTGAACAGCCCCACGGTCGTTTTGCCTGCGGCCGTCGTGCCTTCCAGAAACTCCACCGGCGCCGTGCAGCGCAGGAATGCCTTATACTTCTCCGAGAGGATCAGGTCAGCCATCCGGCGGCCCGCCTCTCAGCTGCGCGAGGATGCCGTCCAGTTTGCCTGTGTCCACCTTCGCGGCCACTTTCAGCCGGTCCTCGAACATGCCCAAATGCTTGCCCAGCAATTCCAGGGCCTTGAGCTTATCTGCCATTTTGATCTCTCGCTCCAGTCCGTCCTCTCCGAAAGTTTTCACCTTTACCGATTGAATGGCCGCGAGATCCTCGGGGGCGGCGTCTTCTCTCAACGTGGCGTCGCTGGCGTCGATCACATCCGCGGCATTCACAAAAGCGATTTTTGCCAGCTCCGTAAGCACGCGGTCAGCGTTTATACCTGTTCGCTTCGAACGTTCAGCCATCGCCTTTGCAATATATGCGCCAATGTCTGGTTTTGCCATGTTTTCCGCCGCAATTTTGTTTGCGCTTACCGCACTGTATCCCGCCCGTATGGCGGCTTGCGTGGCGTTCAGGTCGATTAAATATTCTTCACAGAACCGCTTCTGCTTTTTCGTCACATTGCCTCCCCCTTCCCGACGTGCAAATACAAAGAAAGCGCACCGGTTTCCCGATGCACTTTCTCATTTTAAGTATAGCATTATAAAAGCGGAAAAAACGGAGATTTGTTTTACGATTGATTCTTTTTGAAATAATCATATACAGACTTTCTAACGGCTTCTGCGTCTCTAAGGGCTCCCAGCTCCTGCGCAACCTCCGCCCAGCTCCAGCCGTCAAAGCTCCTGCGACTGATTGCCACACGCACCTCGGGGTCTGTGATGTCCTCTATCTCGATCAGTGCCCTGCCGTACAGCCGGTCGTATTCGTCATTGAGCTTTTTCAGTCTTTCCTGCATGGCCAAAACGTCGGCATCGGTTTCCACCCCGCGGATAATGACCGTATGCTTTGTGTACGGAAAGTTTTCCGCACTGCCATGCACCGCGTCCTGCGCAATGGTATCTTTCCGCCGGAGCAGTTTTTCAATCCGGCTTTCCCGGGCTTTTATGTCAGCAGGCAAGGCCCACAGTTTTTTGTACTCCTTGAATGTCACCCGAACACCTCCCGATAACAAATTCCGCAGACAACAGGGTCCTCCTTGTTCATTCGCCATTGACAGTGTTCGCACGGACGCTTTTCGCGCTGTACGCCAGCGCCCGGTGGCCGATACCGCACAAGCTTATGTATCATTGCTTCGATCTGCTTATCCTTCCCGCTGCTTGCCAATGGCCGTTCCACGCATGCGGTCACGTTTGCAACGCTGGAAGCTGAATATCCTGTCGCCTTGGCGATATAGTCCAGCGTAAAGCCAAGCCTGCGCATTCGGCACATTTCGTTTTTATCGGCCTCGCTTATCATCGCCCATCCCTCTCCGCGGCAATGCAGGCCAGCGTGGCCACAACCGCCAGTGCGACGGCCAAAACTGCCAGATTTATCAAGATTTGCATAGGACGACCTCCTATTCAATCGTGGAAATCTCAGGGAGCCACATTTTGGGGTTGAAATTCAGCGTGTACTTATACTGGTTGACATCTTTAGATGTGATATCCTCCACCACATAAGTGACATTGTCGCTCAGGCCGATAAAGTGCTTTTTATATTCTCCGTTCTCGTCTTCGACTACGATTTCCAGCTGATTATCCTCGGTATCCGCCGTGATGCTCATTTTTCCCGTCATCTGGAACAGGACATCGCCTTGCAGGCAGTTTATTACCGTCACCTGCCGGATATCGTTGAAATTGTCTGCCTGCTGAGATAAATTGTAGGATACCCGCTCTGCTTCGGTAGAGCAGCCAGTCAATGCCATCACAATTAACCATGCCATCATCAATAAGGCTACAACAATTCCATTTTTCATATTTTTCCTCACTTTCATTTTGCGGCCTCCTTGAGCCTGTTTTCCAGCCTGCGCACCTTGTATTGCCTGCGGTTTTCCACAGCGTCAAAGCATTCGTACATCATGCAGAGCTGTTCCAACATGATGGATACGTCCGCGATCTCGTCAACGATGGCGTCTGTCGCCGCCGGCTTTTCGTTCACGCCTGCGCGGCGCATTTTACAGATTGCCTTGATAAGCTCGCTCATTTCTTCGATGGCAACATCCTCTTGCGCGGTCTGGCCGTATGTAAGGATGGCCTTTTCAAATACTTCTTTCACTGGTTTTCCTCCTCACACATTTTTACGCCTCTGCCCACCGGAATGAACGAATACACGCCGATCACAGGCGCAAGCGGAAATTTCGCATGACAGGCATCCACCATCATAGCAAGCGCATTATCGTCAACTTTGGCGCTGTCATGCATGACAATAGCATCCGATTCGCCCCTGCGCGTTTTCACGCGCACGCGCTGCCCTTTTTTCAAATCAACAGGCGTTTCAAAAAGATAATTACCGAATCCATAGTCGGCTTCGTGCCGTACAAGTACAACGTTCGTCATAATCTTAATTCTCCTTTTCCTTACAATTCACGAATTCGCAATGCCCATCAAGCGGGCAGGCAGCCTCTTTTTTACATAACTGGCACAAATCCCGTGTCGCCTTATCCCTCTCCGCCTTGTATCGGTCGCGCTCTGCGGCCACCGTGGCAAGTTCGCCTATGAGATTCGTGTTGTCGATTTTCTCTTGAGTGAGTTCAGATTTCAAACGCTCAATTGCATCAGCCGCTGCTGTCAAATCATCTGCAAGGCACAAAGGCGTTTCCCACTCGTTGCCCCGTGCCCACTCTGCATTTTTATGTAAGCGCTCCCAAAGCTGTTTATCTGTCATGCTCTGCCTCCATTTCCTCCAGCGCGGCCTCGGCGGCTTCGCGGGTCAGAAAGACGGTTTTGCCGAGAGCAGATATTTCAAATCCATTCAGATTTGAATAAATACCGTCTAGTAAATCCCACCCTACAAGAATCGAACACCCAGAAAAATGCACAGAAATCACCTTGTATGTAGAGATAACCCCTCTCTTATTTGGCTCATATACGGTATTTCCAAGCAACCGGTACGCCTGCGCCAGTTCGCGGAGGCGGTTAATAGGAATTTCCTTGATGATTTCCAACCGCTGAGCGTTTTCTGTTCGCAAGGTCATGCCGCGCCCGTATGAATCTGAAATGCGCTCGATCTCCTCCGGCTCCAGCCCGGTTTCCTCGTAGGCAGCGAGGCGGTCAACCCAGTCTCCACTGTATTCTGTATCGCCAATTTTAAGCCGCCATTTCCCACCGTCAAAGTATGTATATCTTTCCATGTAAATCCTCCTACCATCTGCGACCATCAACAGGTTCAAATCGATGCTGGTCGAGCCAATAATGCGGGCATTCTCGCAATCCGTACAAATAGGCCAGATACGCTTTTCCTACATTCGCATTCCCGCAGCCAATGCCTCCGCCGTACAGGCATGAGGAGCAATTCCGCGGCACTTTTTTAAACTCATGTACTTCTATTTCTCGCATTGTGAACCCTCCCGTATGTCTCCGGCCCACTGCTCTGCCATGGCTTTTGCAATGCCGTGAAATGTCTTCGCGCGGTTTTTGGCTCTATCTGCGCTTGGCGGCATCTTCCATATCCGCTGCTCTCTCCCATCAACGATGTTTGTTGGGAAAAGCGGAGGAAGCCCTTTCAGCCACAGACAAGTTCTCTTAGTTTCCCCATGCCCAAACTGCCACGGCTGGATAATCTGATCCGGCTTTCTCCACACGCTTGACATAATCCCAACCGGATTTTCTATCGTTATTTTTGGGCAATCTGCGTTTGCAAACCGCATAAAAAAATCAATCGCCGCTTGCTGCCGTCCGTCTTTGCGCTTTTGCTCAAAATACCTTGCACCACTCACAGCCAAATGGGTACAAGGAGGAAACGCAAGAATCATATCCCATTTCATTTTCAAAAGTTCCAGGGCGTCCACCTGCAAATGCCACTCAGGGTGCCCTCCGCTGCATGGCTTAATGTCGCAGGAATAGGCTTCATGCCCCAGTCGCCGCAGTTCAATCGTTACTGCCTGGCTTTCTTCGCAGGCTACTAAAATTTTCACTTTGTATCCTCCCGGCGCTGGCCCCAACTGCAAAAATCGTTCTCAAGGGTTGTGATTTCAATTTCACTGTCGGAATCAAGCATTTTTGAGCAATAACCCCAATCTGGAAATCTACCATCTGGAAGTATATCATCGTGCCTGTTCCAGCAAGTGCACTCCCGACAGTAGCACGCGCCAGCCGCGTGCACCGGGTCGATGGTGGGGATTTGATTTTCATCCCCGAGCATAGACAAAATTACTCTGCAAGTTGCCAGTCTGGTTTCAGCGCGCGGGAAATCTTCCATGTACTCATGTATTTTATTCGATGCTGCGCGGGTATCAATCAGCCTTGCCATTATCAGCCCTCCGGTTCCATGCTTCGATTGCTTCTTGTACATACGGTTCAAACATTTCCGTTTCTTTTTTGCATCGTTCCGATTTTTCGAAAAAACGGTTTCCCCATTTGCTAACGTATGGATTTGGATTCACAAGGCCGGGCGTTATAATCGGCTTGCCACGACTTCGACATTTATTGCAGATTATTTGCACACGGTACATCACTTTTTTGTCTCCAATTCCGTTATATCCGATAAAGCGATAATCCTTGAATGATATTTTTGCATTTCTACCGCAAAACGGGCACGGTTTCAAGTCAGTCATTGCCATGCCCTCCGTCCATCTTGGATCCGCACACCGGGCAAAAATTCCAAACGCTCTCGGCGTATTCTTTTTCGGTTAGACAACCGCCACACATTGAACATCTAACGGCAATGTCACAATCAAAAAATTTGAAACGTCCAGAATCATCCCACCGCCCATGCACCACCGGAGCGGCATCAACGGTTGGCGCAGTTTCGACCTCACTAATCGCCGTTGCAATTCCGCTCGGAAATTCTGATTCACAGTTCACGCATGGGTTTATCCACTTATCCAACTTTTCCAGCAGCGCCTTTCGGCTTATCAAATCGTCCATTACGGTTCCTCTCATTTAAAAATCACAATCATACTTGGGAACGGTGCACTATTTATGCTTCCTCCAAACTTTAATCTTCCGCGAATAAATCTGATTTCGGCATATCCATATATGTATGTGTGAAATGCCTTCGTGTCCGTACGCGCTGGAAGCAGCATAACGCAAGTCGTATCCGTTTTTTGTGATTCCTCAAAACATTTTTTAATCCACGCCTCTTGTCCCGGTGCACCTTTTTTTCCTCGAGAGTATGGCGGGTTACAGAAAACCGTTTCCCCCTTCCAGTCCTGCTCAAGCCCGTTTTCTGCTTTTGTATAATACTTGCGGCACTTTGCGTTTTCAGCTGTGCAACACGGGTCAAGCGTAAAATGAAACTCGTCATCAAGCTGGTTAAACAGCCATTGAGGTGTCTCCCAATCGTCTTTTCCTGTGCTAAAATGCACTTTATCCATTTCTCTACCACCTACTAATTTTCACATCGGCTCTACGCCCATCTTTTCATAGCTCATCCTCGATATCGGCTACGTCTACACCAGCTTCACGCAAATCTCTCAGCATCGCAAAATCCGCGCAGTTGTCAGCCCGCAGCTCACCGTATTTCTCGCATACCTGCGGCATCTCGGATTGGATTCGCTCGATATCCTCAGCAGTAAATCCGGCATTGAGCGCTGCGCACATCCACAGATACTGTGCACGCCGGGCAACGTCATTCAACTGCTTTTCAATCACCCGTTTTGCAGCATAGGCGGCTGCCTGCCGCTCTTTTACAGATAGGCATTTATCCCTGTATCTTGCGTTCACACGTCATCCATCCTTATTTGTCTTGCTTTCAACTTTTCTTTTACTTCGCTGCCCAACAGCGTTTTATCGCCAGTTATAGCCGCAATGCATGTGCAGGCTAGTGGAAAAAGCACGTCAATTCCTTCTCCGCTTTCCAGCGCCTTATGCAGCCGAATGCGAAACTCGTTCGACACCTTTAATCCGGTCTGCCATTCATCTCGCAGCATGTCACGGGTGTGTTCTGTACTGACAGCTCGTTCAAATGCATTCCGAAGCCGTACCTTTTCATCATGCGCAGCTTGCACATTCACAACGCCTCGTCTATAATCCTCATAGAGATGTCTGAGCGCAAAATAACACATCTGTTCATGCAGAGGCGCGTTATCCGGCATCGGTTCAAACTTCAGCACGGAATGTTCAATTTGTTTAAAATCCATTGTTTTTTCCTCAGTCATCGTAACCACTCGTATCCACCTTGTAACCACCCCACTGGTTACGTGTTTTTTGGCTTTGCAAAGCCATTTTTTAAGGTATGTAACCACTGTAACCACTATTTGTGGAAGTTCCCACACGCGCGAACACACACAACCCATTTTTTACCAGCATATATGTTTCATACGTGATATGTATATCAAAACAGTGGTTACACTGGTTACAGTGGTTACAAGGCCTGATTTTTGGCTCTGTTGAGCCATTTTTTTGTAACGCAAAACGTAACCAGTAGAAGTTTGAGTGGTTACAAATCAGTCCGGAATGTAGTCCAAAGGCTCAAAATCGTCATTTTCAAGCTGCGGGAGCCTCAAAACCACGCATCTGGTGGGGATGTTGTTGATTCTGACAGTCTTCGTCAGATGCGGTTTGCTCGTTTGCAGGTAGTTGTTCTGTGCGAGCCAGCTCAACAGCGCCTGCGCGTTGTATCCTCCGTCTGCGCATATCGAATCAAATACCTTCCGTATCACGATTGCCGTATCATCGTCCTCCAGCCGTCCCCAAACATCGCTCACCGGGGCGTCTCCGCCAAGGAACTTATTTGCATTCTGGCTGATCGTTTCGCATAAATACTGATATCCGCGCTCATGCGCTGAAACGCTTGCCTTGGTTCGCAGAAATTCGCTGATTTCACCGGCTGTGAGCGCGCGGCCATCTTTAAAAATCCACTCTGTTGCAAGATTGTCGGCTGTAAGCACAAGCGCCGCAGCCATAGCCTGCTTTTCCGTGGTATCTCCCTCGCTAAGCTGTACGCTGTACCGTTTAAACAGATCGGCAGCGCGCTCCATTGCACCGTCCTGTTGTAAGTGCTCAACAAATGCACGCCCCGCAAAGCCGTAGTTTTTACGAACGGTATCTGCAACGCCGCGCGGGTCTTCAAACAGTTTTTCCCGGCATTCTATTTCGATGATACGGTTTACCGCACCGCCGCCGCTGCCCGCGCCTGTAATAGGCATTTCTCCGCTTGTAAGGATGCAGTTTGCCCAGGTAGGGGTTTTATCCACCCCTCCGCTTTTTGTGCCTCTGGTGCGCCCTGCACCCTCCGAGAGCATATAGATGTCCTTGTCAAACTCCCGCTTGTCCTTTACGATCTGCAGCTCGTCCAGTATCAGAGGCAGACTGTTTACAAACGCCGCAGACTTTTCCCGTCCAACCGCAGTGCTGTTGAATGTGTGGATGAAACGCCCGATTTCAGGGTTTGCCCATACGCTGGCTGCCAGCATAAGGCCCACGGTCTTGCCGGATTCCGTGCCTCCCCAAAGGTGTACGAAGAACGGCAGACCGCCCAGCGGCTTTACCAGGACAGACGCAAACGCCGATGCAAGGATAACGCGGGCAAATACACTCTTCTGCCGGATGCCGCGTGCCATGCCGAGCCATTTTTCCATGCTGCCGCGTTTTTTCACGCTCTCAAAAAATGTTCTAAAATTTGCGTCTCCGTCAAATACAAGTTCTTCTACGTAGGGCGAAAAACCCTCATCTTCAATCCATCCCAGGCGGCTCACACTGTTTTTTTCAGGGATCCGATCATAGTTCAAAGATTCGAGGTCATAGAAATACTGTACCAGGTGCTTTGCGCTTTCAGACGTCACAGCGACGCCCACGTTTGCAAGCTCCAATATCTTATTTGCGCTGGCCAACACGCCTTTTTCAGCTATGACTTTGCGCCACTGCTTGCCCTTTCGATAGGCAATCTGAAGCTTCTCTGCGCCCGTGTCGATGTTTACGAGCCGCAGCACCGGCATGATCGGATGATTGCACGCCTCAATATCCGAGCCATATGGACCATCCGTTCTTATCCCAAATTCATCCGCCACCCAGCGGCCGGAATCCAGTTCCATTTCCTGTCCATCGAATTGCGTGACATTCGGCACCATGATCTCTTTGTTTTTGATGCGCAGGCTGTCTATGTATGCCTTATAGAGTTTTTTGAAGCCGTTCACGCCGACCGATTTTGCCCAAATCGTCATCTGTTCCAACGCACGGTCATGTACAAACGGGTCTGCTTTGTGCGCATAAACGTCCTCGAACGGCTTCGTCCCTTTTAAAAAATCGTCCTTTGTATAGGGCGATATCGTCATTTCCTGTGATATTCAAATCACCTCCAAGGGTGGCCTTGCAGCCATTCCCATTCGTCTTCACAGCCACGCACAGCAGCAATATAGCTTGGATGCATTGCTTCTATGCCTATATGCGGACGGAAATCTTTCTCCGCTTCCTCACAGGCTCTGTATCGCAGCATATGGCTGTCCCACTCTTTCCTGTATGCCTCCAGCTTTTCCAGCTCTTTTGCACGCTGTGCGCGGCGCTGAGCGGCCATGGCGCGGGTATCAGTCTTTTCATCATCTGTAAACCCGAAATCCGCGCCAAGCCGTATGACCGCCTGTGAAAAGTTGAGTCCAAACAGCTTCATCACGAAACTGATCACGTCGCCCCCGGCGCCGCATCCGAAGCATTTCCAGCGTTTGTCATTCGCATATGTGCCAAGGCTCGCGGTTTTCTCGCTGTGGAAAGGACATACGATAAAGCCTGCACGATTCTGTTCAAAGCCATACTTGGCGAAGATATCGCGCATCGTAAGGCTGCCCTTGATAATGTCAACCGCACGCCCCATCAGAATGCCTCGCTTTCCAAAAGCTCCTTTGCTTCCCGGTACAGCACTTCGCGTATCAACGGCCCGCTCAGCTTCGGCTCGCAGAAAAGCAGCTGGCAGTTGTACCGCGCCAGCCACGCCGTCATACTTGCTATCAGCGCCTGCGGCGTCATTCTCGTGCGAAATTCACCGTCCCATGCCTGTTCCCACGAGCCGTTTTCCACAAGCAGATAGATTTTCGCGCCCATGCCGGCCGCGCGTTCAAATTCGCGTGTGAACCTGTCCCGGCTGCGCGTGTAGCATTGGCACAACTCGTCAAGGCTCATTTTCCGTTCCACGGCCACACGCCCGGCAAGGCTCCACCAGTCGCCTGTGGGCATCCGGAACTTCGCGGAATAGTCCCCGAAGTCCAACTTCTGCCTCTCGTACGGGCATTCCATTTTATTTAAACGAAGCCGCAGACGCGGCGTGTCCTGTTCCCGTGTGTCCACCAGTATCACCATGCTGTCAAGCACGGATTTTTGCTCTACCGGATGCATCAGAAGGGTAAATCTTCGTCATCGTCAATGGTGGCGAAATCATCGGTATCCGCAGCCACGTCAATGCTCACGGCATTTTTGTTCGGCTTGTCAGCAGGCAGAGTAAACTTGCCATTACGCACTCGTTCTACCGTCAGTGCTCTAAACGGCTGCGCTTTCCATCCATTGCGCGTCCCCATGGCCCATTGCTCGTTGCGGAACAAAATGCCGATCATCTTCCCCTTGAGCTGTTCTTCGTGTTCAAAATCAAAATGGTACCCGATATTACTTTCTTCAACAGCTTCGATCAGCGCCTTGAGTGCGCTCTTTGTCCACTCGTCATTTTCCGTGCCGTCGTCCTTGGGGAGATACTGCCGGAGCACACCTTTCCACTTCTTGTCCTCGCCGCGCTGCGCATCGAAATCCTTCTTGTAGTGTCCCGAAAAATCCCCTTCTGCAATGTCGAATGCGATCTCCAGCTTTTCAAAGGTGCTGCTGCCGTCGCGGCTCTCGTATGTGCGTACTCCTGCTTTCAAAATTTTGCAGATGTATGCTCCCACAGGCAGTTTTTCCCGCTCCGCTGCGGCTTTTACATTTTCCCAGTTATCAGGTTTTTTAATTGCCATTTCCATTACTCCTTTTCTTTTACAGCCTTTTCCAGTCCGTAATATTCGCGGATGATTCCATCCACGGCTTTCAAATCGTTTTCAATTACCGGCTCGAACATTTCCATCGGGCTCTTCGCAGTCGTGGTACCGTCGCTCTGCGTGATAAATTGATGATTTCGCCCGTCCGTCTGGCACAGCAGCACGATGGAAAACAAACCTTCCAGCGTCAATTTTTCATCCAACATCTTACCGATGGTCTTTGCCTTGATTCGCCCGTCCACCACGTCCACGTGGTGCAAAAAGTACACGATCACATCATCCGGCAGTTTTTTGATAACGAGCTGCACGAGATTGTAAAAATGCAATGCCATGTCTGTGAATTTCTGATATCCCACCTCAGCCGATTTGCTGAACATCTCAAAGCACATCAGATACTGGCTATCGTCAATAGCAAAAGACTTGCACTTGCCGCCCAGCAGGCCGGACATGATTTTTGCGTATTCATCCGTGTTTTTGCTCGGAAGTTTCTTTTTAAAAGGCAGCGGTTTCCCGGCCACATTGAAAATACCGATCTCACCCGGCTCAAAGTTCCGCAGGCTCGCGCTCTTTCCGCTCCCGCTCTCGCCTAGAATCAATACAGGGATCCCGATAAGTCATTCCTCCTTTTTTAGTGCGTTAAGCGGGCAAAATTTCCCGCGTTCTTTAAATGGATTTATCAACCATTCCTCTGTGATGCGGCAGCTATACCGCTTAAAATTTTCCTCATATCGACAAAACAGCTTGCAATATTGGCATGTCGCTTGTCCCTCCGGGAAATGTACCAGCATCTCCAGGCTGAGCGATGTATAGTACTGAATACCGTTTGGGAATGTGTCATGAATCGAGTTCAAGGCAAACTCCTTATCCGGCCTGTGCAAAGCCTGTATCAATGCAATGCTCACAGCCTATTACATGATCGGTTCCATGTCCGTAATAGATGCGCTCTCCGTCATATACCGGTGCGCCGCATTCCGGGCAATAAGACACCGGTTCTGCCTCCGCGTAAGGGTCAAACGCCGCCGATATTCCGATGTAATGCAGTTCAGGCATTTGACAAATCCTCCCCAGTGGTATATTTTTTAAGTGTAGATTTTTGGTCTGCGCCTCTGTTATCCGTGCCAGCGGATGCAGGGGCTTTTTTGCTGTATATGACACCATTAACGCCTGTAATAGGGTCAGCGCGTTTTCCGACCTGGAATATGTATCCTGCACGGTCAAGCTCGTTCAAACGAGGCCTTACTCGGTTGGGATCCGTAAAACCCATTCTGCGCATGATTTCCAGTGCCGTGCCATCGCCACGCTCAAGCTCTGCCAAGATGGCCGCCTTTCGACCGCTCGGGTCAAGCTGCTCAAAGCTCTCACGCCGCGTCTCATGCGTTATTTTCATGATTGTCCTCCTCTCTTACAGCTATGTACCCGCCAATCCCTACCAGCACCAGCACCAGCCCAAACGCCAGCGTTGCAAGCCCCGGCAGCATGTCCGAGTTTCCACGTCCAATCGCCTGCAAGCCGTCCAGCACGGGAAGTATAGCTGCAATCAGCACCACCTTATAGATAAGGCTTGTCCATCCGCGCAGGCCGCGCGGGAGGTTTACGCAGAATATTTTCATCACGATGAAATCCCCCTTGCGATATCTTCAAGCGTATTGGCCAGTGACAAGAATTGATACCTTCTGCTCTGATAAATTGTTTGCTTCGGAACTCCTAAAATTGCCGCGCATTGCTTTTTATTGAAAATCATTCGACCGGGGTAGAGTTCGTTTGCCCGGCCTGCAATGCGTGCCAATACATCACGATACGTCTCTTTTTCGCGCGGCATTGTACCGCCTCCTTTCTGTCCGTTTTATGGTACATATTTCCTGTTATTCTGATTGTGCAGACTTCTCTGCGATTAGCTCGTCGAGCGCAGCGTTGTATTCTTGTTCGGCACGTTTTGGTTCTCGGTGGCCATTTAGTACTTGAGAAAGATATTTTTCGTTCTTTCCCATGAATGCAGCAAACTCCTTTTTAGAGATACCAGCGTTGTGCATTCTGCCTACGAGATTGCCAGTCCATTGTGCAGGCATACGATTATCAGCTCCCTTTTAATTTAATGTTGAAAAAAGTAAGCATTAGTGGTATTATATTTTTTGCAGAATATATTCAGCGCATAGGCTTACTTTTTTCGGCTGCACGTTTATTATAGCCTACTTTGGTATGCTATTCAAGACAAAAAGCAGAAAAAAGTCAGCTTCTACTTTGTGCACAAAAAAATGGAGCTGTATTTTATGTTTTATGACCTGTTTTGCCGCCTCTGCCAAGAGAAAGGCGTTTCTCCCACACGTGCAACAGTCGAGATTGGGCTAAGCCGAACAATTGGGACGAAGTGGAAAAAAACCGGAGCTACCCCACAAGGCGATACGTTACAAAAAATTGCTGACTATTTCGGTGTATCAGTAGACTATTTGCTTGGGAATGAAAAAAGCCCCGCCAATACTAGCGAGGACGATATCCTTGACGAAATTGATGTCGGTTTTTATGGCGAGTACAAAGAACTTGACGACGACGATAAAGAGGCTGTCCGCGATTTTGTTCGCGTGATGCGTGAGCGGAGGGCGAAAAAAAAGCAGGAGTAATGATATGTTCGAAATATCGGATTTTTATGATTACTGCGATGAAAACGATGTTGATGTGATATCTGACAACAAAATTCCATCCGAGGGCATGACTGTACGCGACCATGGATTTTATGCTGTTGGTGTCAATATGAAAAAAATTACGAGTTACCGTACCTTTCGAACGGTCATTATGCATGAATCCGGTCATCTACATACCGGAGCTTTGCATAAAACTTTTAGTCCTTTTCAGTTAGTTGCTCAAGCGGAGTACAAGGCTAACGCCTGTACGTTTAAGATGTGGCTGACGCCGCAAGCCATTAATGAAGCATATCGGCTCGGATACAGGGAGACATGGCAGCTTGCCGACTATTTTGATATCGACGAAGAGTATATAAAAAAAGCCTTGCACTACTGGACGGAGTGCAAGGGCGTAAATTTTTAAAAGTTGGTGAAATAGCCCATAATAATACGGAGGAGGTATATGTTGTGGCAAAATGCAAACGTTGTGGTCGAGGTGGATTGTTTCGAAAGCTAAATGAAAGTGGACTGTGCTCAGATTGCGCGGCACTAGAGATGATCGAGGCTCATCAGGTTCGGTTGACTTCTGAAATTCAGCAATTAGAGAATAGGCTTGAGAATAAAAAAGAAGAATATGATTTGCTGAAGAATGAAGCCAAAAAAGATGCGCTTGCTGAGGCGGAAAAGGATTTGCAAGCAATTGAGATACAACGACAGAGCGCAGAAACGGCTTTGTTGGAGGCATTATCGCAGGCGGCGGGCATTAAAGAGGAGACTGAAAAACGTGAAAAGGCGGCCCAAGCGGCTATTCGAAAGGTTCAAAGAAGTAAGGAACTGATAAAAGCAATTCAGTATGCCTGCGAATGGTATGACAGTACCGATACTGTTGTGGGTAATTCGGAAGTACATAAGTTGCTGAATGAAATTGACGATTTCATGTCTCCAACAGTAGAGCTTGAATTGCAATGCCTTAATATTCGAGACTTACGCAAAAAATACCGTGAAAATGATAAAAGAATACAAGAAACTTTACAAAAATATCAAGGCCGATATACTACTAAGGCAAATGCAACAATTTATCAGCTTATGGTCATCGCCCTTGAGGCAGAGTTGCAAAATATTCTATATGCCATTCGTTTCGGAAAGCTAGAAGATGCTCTTGAGAATGTGCGCAAAGTGACGGAAAAATATCTTTCAATAGCGGTCGATGGAAACCAAAGTATTGCACCAACGATGAAGAAATTCATTGCGGAAATAGAGTACTATTTTAGCGAATCGGTGCGAATTGAATACGAATATTATGTTCAAAAAGAGCGGGCAAAAGAAGAACAGCGTGCTATTAGAGAACAAATGCGCCAAGAGGCAGAAGAACGTAAAGAGTTGGAACGGCAGAAAAAGCAAATCGAAAAAGAGGAAAGCAAATTCCATGACCAAATGGGGCAGCTTAATGAACAGATTATTCACTGTGAAGATAAAGAAAAGCTAGCGCAGTTGCAGGCCCGGCTGGAAGAATTACAGCATCAATTGGCAGCAGTTGCTGAGCAAAAAGACAAAATCGTGAATTTGCAAAATGGTAAGGCAGGCAACGTTTATATAATTAGTAATATAGGCTCTTTTGGAGATGATGTTTTCAAAATTGGAATGACACGGCGACTTGAGCCTCAAGAACGTGTAGATGAATTGGGAAGTGCAAGCGTTCCGTTCCCGTTTGATGTACATTCTATGATTTTTTCAAACGATGCGGTTTCACTTGAAACAGATTTGCATCACATTTTAAATGATAGGCGAGTTAATAAGGTCAATCTACGAAAAGAGTTCTTCCGCGTAACTTTAGATGAACTGGAAGCTCTAGTCGAAAAGATAGCCCCAACGGCAGAGTTCCGAAGAACAGTTTTGGCGGAACAATACAGGCAAAGTCTTTCAATTGACAAAGTTGCAGATAGAGATACTATGGACGATGACATTGAAGACGACCTTGAAGATGATGTCGATGAATAAATAAAAAAACGCCCCGGTGCTGGAACACCGAAGCGTTTATATAGAACAGCTTACCCTTGGAGGATAATCCGCCCCAACAATTGGATTATACCACCTCCTGGGTAGGCTTGGCAAGTCATACCTTGGAGGTGCGGCCGCTCCTCCGCGAGAAGAAGGAGCGTGGATTGAAATTGGCACGAAAAAAACTCACAGAAGGCATGCGGCAGAAAGAAAATGGCGTTTGGGAGTTACAGGAAACCATAAACGGGAAGCGCCGCTCATTTTCGTCCCTAAATCCATCTGAAGTGATACGCAAACGGGACATGGCTCGGGCAGAGGGCGCGGCAGAAAAAATTTTGGGAATCCAGGCAGACGAAAAACCAAAAGCCCCGCTTTTTGAAGAAGTAGCTGAAATATATGACGGTCAGGTATGCGAAATGAAACACGGAACACAGATAGCATACCGTCCAGCACTCCGGCGCGCTAAGGCATATTTCAAAGGCATGCGTATAGATGAAATTGAGCCGTACATGGTAACACAGTTTCTTAAGTCAATCAGCGGAATGGCTCAATCGACTGTATCAAATCAAAAAACTGTTCTTAATTCGATTTTTCAAATATGGATTGATTCTCCCGAGTGGGCGGGGTTCAGAAACCCGGCAGACCTTGCCAAAATGCCACGAAAGCTAAAAAAGGGCAAGCGAATGCCTCCAAGCGACACGCAAGTACAAATAGTAAAGGACAATCTGGACGATCTGGAAGCGCTCCCGGCGGTTGTATATTTATGTACCGGCGAACGCCGTGGAGAAGCCTGTGCAATACAACTCCGTGATATTGACTTTGAAGAAAACTTGATTGATGTTTCAAAGTCTGTTGAGTTCATCGGGAACCGACCTCACATCACTGTTACAAAGACAGAAGCGGGTGTTCGCACTGTACCGTTGCTCTCACCCCTAAAACAAGCCCTACAACAGCTTAGAAACATGTCGCCCGAGACTTATATCATCGGGCTTAAAGAAACGCCTGTAACAGCTTCTGAGTACCGCAGAATGTGGACACGCTTTTGGCGCAAACATGGAATGGCTCAACCTATCGAAAGAACCATGCGCAGGAAGAGGAACGGACGTGAAACAACAGTATCGTACACTGATTGGAAAGCCGACATATGCGCCCATCAATTTCGCCACGAGTATGTTTGCATGCTGGCCGAAGCAGAAGTCCCGGAAGAAATAGCGATTTTACTTGTTGGACACGCAAATGCCAAAATGATTCACGAAGTATATTTGGCTCTCAAACCAAGCATGGTTCATAGTGCGAGAAATAAATTAAATGAACTTTTGAATACTAAAAGCCAAGAAAACAACACTTAA